TAAAGATAGCAACGTAAATGTCGAAATGCCATACTGCCGATTCCTATACGGAATGAGTATTGTTCAAGACACTTCATCACCATAACAGGCGAAGTGTCTCTTGCCGCCAACCTCAAGCCTTCCAGAATGAGTATTGCTACATGAGTGATGCCATAACTTCAGACTTTGGCTTGTCACTTTTTTCAATGTGTCGAACTTGGTTTAGCATATCCGACAATTTGCTTTCTACTCCAAGAATTTCGGATTCAAAACGAAGTCTGTTGTCAACAAAAAAATCCTCTTGAATAAATTTGCTCATTACGGAAGCGCAATGCTCGCGTGTTGCAAAAAACAAGTAGCATGGTTCTCCAGAAACGATGTTGAGAGTAGATTCAAATCTGACCGCATCGTGTGGAGTGAAATTAATATTGACAACATCGTAATCGCTCATCCACCCACCTCCTGCCGCATGAAGCGCAGACCATCGGGAATATCGAGCGATAATCTGCGGGAAGACGTGTTGGTAGTCCATTGGCAAGTCAAATGACATCTTCATTATTTTTGCCATGAACTTTTGATATGCATTGCTGGCTTGCGCGTGTGAGCGGTTAAGCATCACGCAATCCCAACCATTTTTTTCCCACGATGTCTTCCAGTAGTTTGCGCGAGCAAATTGCTCTGCCTGCGGCAAGGTCTGGATGCTTTCGTAATATGAGTAAATCTTAGGCTTCATTATACCCGAAATGGTAAATTTTGGTCTTTATTAGTATGATTTATACCCGACATGGAATACTGGAATCCCAAGGTCAATGTGCGGTTGATGTCCTGCGTCTTTTGCACGCTTGCAGAACGAAATGTCATCTGGAAAGAAAAACCCTCCTTGACGCTCGCCAATGTCAGCAAATACGCGACGATGGATTAGCATACATCCAGAACCAGTCCAGTCTACAGGCACAATCTCTTCGGGATATGATTTGGCTTTTGATCCCAAATCTTTGTTTGAGCAAACAATTGAATCCGCGAGTTGGTTTTCAAAGTATGCTGCGCCAATAATAGATTTTCCACTTCCGATCAAACGATGAATTACATGACGCTGCAATGCGGAATCTTGCACGTTCTGTGCCGCTCCAATCGTTGATTTTGCCCATGCTGGTCTTCCAATGGATGGAACAATGTCATTGTCGATCAAAAGCAGGTATTTTGCGTCTGTCTGAAGGAACTTTTTAGCAAGTTCGTTTTTTCCATGATAAAAATTACCAGTTGTTGCAAAGTCAAAGCGGATTTTGTCTCGGCCAAAGTCAAGTGCCATGTTGATCATGGAAAATGCGGTAATTGGGTTTGTTTGCTTTACGGCAGAGAACCCAACGAAGATGTCTCGACCAGCAAACTCTGTTCGGTAGCTCGGCAACCCTTCAGAAGATCGGGACTCTACAATTGGTTGCTGTAGTGGCAATGTTTTGTGTAGTTCCTCTTCAATTTGTGGTTCTGGAACCGCATTTTCGATAGTTTCCAGAGGTTTTGTCTCGTTCTGTGTGCCAATATCAACATTACGATCCTCATTTTGCTCACTTACCTCTTCTTTTGGCTTGCGTCCGGGCTTTTTTGCAACTTTCGGTTGATTTACAGGTTGTGTTGGCACTCCATTTCGAGCGAATGGATCAAAATTGTCCAATGCGTTCATTGTAATGCGTTCATCTGGTGATATTTTTACTTCCATATTCTTAATTTATACTAAGTTTATCTAGTTATACACTAAACCTGCTATACTTTTATAATCCTGCCTCATCCAAACCAAGGTCAATTGCGTCTGCGGCATTCATTTTAATCCGATCAGACAAATTTGATGGTTTATTTGATGATTGAGTTGTCACTGTCTGCTTTGGCAACTTGGAACTGCCTTTGAGCTTATTGTTCTCAGAGGTGAGTTGCTTGACTTGATCCATGAGTGCGTTCTTTTGCGCCTGCTCGGTGCGTAGCTGCTCTGTAAGCACATGACTGAAGACAGCAGATGCAGCGACATTGGCGCGTTCCTGTGCCGTTGTAGGCCACAATGCAGAGTTGAACTTGGTTGCCAAGTCTCCAACCCGTTTATTGTGTTCCTCGACCTGCTTCAGTTGCTCTGGAGTCGCATTTGGAAGAGGCTCAACAAACCTTGCCCACGGGAGGTCTTTTGTAATCTCCTCCATGTAGGTGTCAATCTGCTCAACTTCCTTGCCATACCATTCTTTATTTTGCGTTTCGCGTTGAGTTAGGATTTCTTCAGCGTGATCAGCGGCATGAGAAATTTCAGCCTCTTGCTTTTCCTTGAGTTCTGAAACATCGACAAGACCACGTTTCAGCCTTTCAGAGTCTGTCAATGGCAATTTCTGAAATGCAGACTGTTTCCAAAAACTATCTGCAACTTTATCCGGCCCCCCAGCGTCTTCAATCGACTTGATTACTTCATCTCCAGCACCATGCTTCCTCAAAATTCCATATATACTTTCTTTGGCACTTTGGATTGGTGCTTCGTATTTGCTTTTGAACTCTGGATCGTTCTTGATGTCGAAGATTGCGCGGAACTTTTTGAGTTCTTCGTAGTCTTGCGGGATTTCTTTCCGCTGCTCTGCTTCAGAGAGTCGTTGACGCAGAACTTCTGCTTCGGCGGCTTGTTGCTTGTATTGACTGGCAGTTTCTTGAAGTTTGCGCCAGTTGCTTTGGTTTTTTTCGCTGAGATTGCGAGGTTGCTCAATGGCTGCGATTTCTGGATCAATTTCGACTTGTGGTTTTGCTTCGGCTTGAACTTGCTCGTCTTGGGTTGCGGGTTCAGTTGCAGGTTCAGCAACAGGAGCAGCAGGTTCTTCCAATACTGCCTCTGGTTCACTAACCACTTCTTCAGTTTTTGTTTCATTGTTTTCTGTAGTTTCTCCAAGTGCTTCATCAAGCAAATTGTCAATTGTTGCGCTTGTTGTTTCGTCGATTGGGTCTGAGTCAAGACTTGGGTTTCCAAATCCTGTTACGTCTGGTTCTACTGTGTTTTCGTTGGTATCTGTCATAAATTTATTTCATTGATTTAGCTCCCGCACATTTCCATTTTTTCCTCGAAAGGTTGTTTGGTGTATTTGGATCGTTTTGTTTGCTTTTAGGAAGTGCTTTTTTAATGCCTAAACTTCTTGCGCAATAACTATTTGCTCGCTTGCTTCCGGGATCAACATTCGCTCCTTTTTGTCCGTAAGAAATTTTGCGAGTTTTCCCAGTGTTTGAATTTTTTACTATTTTAACTGATGCTTTGCCAGTTGCGGGTTTTGTTTTCATTTCTTTTTTTCTCTATAATATTGAGTTTTGCTTGTTGCTCCAGCTATTTTCCAAGGTTCTTGTTTGTATTTATATGGTAATAAAACAATATATTCATCTCCAATTTTTTCAGCTTTTATAATATTGTTGGATTGCAGTATTCCGTGATTTCTTCCAAGGTCTTTTCTTTTAAACCATCGAGAAACAATTGAACTTCTGACTCTGAATTTATTACCAGCAAGTTTTAAACTATCAAATGATTCAATTTTGCCGCACGCATAATAAAAAATGTATTTATTTCTGATCTGCGATTCTGACATTTTCTTTTTATGGTTGTCTGAAAATTTAATTCCAGCCATTGGAGCAGATGCGCTTTTGCAAAAGTTTAGACAATTATCATTACCGATATTTTCGTCTAAATATTTTTGTTCTTCATCAAGAACAGATTCTTCATCACAAAGAACAAGTATCTTGAATGCCATTGCATCTTCTCCATATTTATTAAAACATCTTTGAAGTCGCAGATTGCGATGCATTCCAGATCGCAGTTTTGTTATATGGTTTTGCTTACGGGCGTAGATATTGATGCTGCTGCCATAGTATTTATAGCCAGCAATTTCAATTTCATATACACCCGCTACCTTTTCCATATTATTTCTTTTTTTCTGTTGTCGCTGATTGTTTAATTGCCTTTGCAGTAGGTGCGCCTTTGCTTCCAACTTTCCTCATTTTCTCGCCACTACCAGCAGCGATGCGTTCACGTTTTGCGTGGATGTTAGCCCACAATCCTTGTTGTTTTTTTCTCATATGTTTATTGAAACTATTTATTTTTACATCGCGGTAAAATTACCAGAGGTTGCGTCTTGGTTTTCTTCGTTATTTGCAGATAAGTCTTGCAGTTCACGAATAGCGAATTCAAATCCTTCTTTAAACTTTGCTTGCAACGCAACTTCTTCAATAGATTTACCATCGCACAACGGAATGCGCGAGCGGTAATATTCTATCAATTTATTACCAGATTTATTTAAATATTCCCGTAAGGTAACGCTATCTGCGCTTGTCCACTTCATAATTTGTTATGTATTTGTTTATTGCAGTGTGCTCATGGCTGGCTTGGATAAAAACCAAGTCACATACTGGCATCTAACGAGGTTCTTATCCAGAGGAAGCTTATCGCAATCCTGCGTCAATGGCATCATACGACGACATTGGCTTTTTAGTCAAATTAATATCTTCTTTTTTAATAACGGATGCTGGATCAACTTTTTTTGCATCGCGTCCAAATGCGTTAGGAGTAGATGAGTTGTTGTCAAATTTAGCATATGCGTCTGCTGTTTCTTGTGACATACCTTCTCCGCGATCAGGTTGTGCTTCCTGCATCGCGTATTTCTTGTAGTTCTTCAGTGCTTGTGAGTTTGATCCGCCCATAGTGTTATTTTGTTTTTGTTTATCCTGCTGTAACTGGTTTCGGAGGATTGGCGATTGCGTCAATCGTTCCAAGTTGTGTTGGTGCTGCTTGCTCTGTCATTTCGCCAACAGCCCTTGCCTGTGCAACAACTGGTCTGCGTCCTCCTCCTCCAGATGGCAATCCTGCGCCTGCCGCTGGTTGTAACTCTTCTGGTGGTGGTGTTCCGTGACCTGCTGTCAAATGATCAAAAGCTTGCTTTGCCGCTTGCTTGTATTGTGTCACTTGCTGCGAGTTTGCACCTTTAGCTTCGGCTTGTCCAATGTGCATCATAAAATGCTGCAACGCTTTCATAAATGGCGCAACCATTTCTGGAGGCAATGCGCCTGCTGGAGCTTGCTCAATAAGCGGCATAAGTTTTTGCGCAATCGTATCAAGGTGAACAATGTCATTGTCTCTCGGAGATACAGGAACGTCTTGTCCCGCAATGATAGATTGCAACTCGATAATTTGCTGACGAGTAGCTTCAATTGCAAGTGCCTCCACCTGATCTTTCGGAAGGATAACTTGGTTGGCAATGCTTTCACCCATTTTGCGTGACCAATCGAGCTTCAACAACTCGTCTTGGTTGACTTGCGGATTGCCCATATAACGCTGGATCATTAGATCAAGCATCGCGTTGTCCTGCGCCTGCGTGTCAGGCAAGAGTTCTTCCGCTGGACTATATGCCATGAGCAAGATGTCAGCAGGAGGCAGGTTACGCTCAAGCATATTCAAGCAACAGAAAATTGCGTCTTCATCCAAATGATCTGGAATCTCGAAAGGCACAAGGAACGATGGCAAGTCCATGACAGACCGATCAAAAGCATCAACAACTTCACGCCTTGCCCATGTCGCTGATGGAACCATTTGACGAGCGATGTCAAGACGAGTTTTAAGTTCGGCAGCAGCTTTGACGTGTTCTGGATGACAGATACCTCGCTGCATACGCTCAACTGCTTTGGAGTATTGTTTTGTCCAACGCATCAAGATGCCTTCACGAAGCTGATTCTCGATAGCAGCAACGCGATTTACTTCAGATGCCGTGCGCTTACTGCCTTGCGCTTCCATTGGCATTCCCGGCAAAAATGTTCCAACTTGAATTTCAGCAAGACCAGAAATGAACTGATCCAATCGCAGGAAATCATCAACATCCGCTGGCAAGTTTTGCGGAATGACTTCATATCCTTCCGCGATATAGCAGATAGGATGATGGACAGTCAGAGGTGCTGCGCCTGCCTTTGCATTCGGGCCTTTCTTGAGCAGCAACATTCCCTTAAGGTAAACATTGTCCACAACAAGATTTCGAGCTTTGTCAACTGCAATGTGCGTGTTGTAAAGGTCGCGTCCTGCTCCACGGGAACCCATGAGATTGCCGTTGCCGATCTCGATTGCAAACAACGCGAGGCATTCAGACATCTTGTTGTAGCGATCAATCTGTGTGCAAATCTCGTCTCCACTCTTATCGTCAAACAAAAACCTGCTAATCTTGCCGTGAGGTTCTTTCACCAGCAACTCGCCAAGCTCAACGTATTTCGCGTCATTCTCGTAGCTCGCACCATACGATCCTTCACGAATCCAGTCCTCGTAGCGACGAGCGTCATCATCAGAATCCAGCGTTCTACCAGCGGGAATTGCGTTGTTTATTGACTTAATGAGGTTCTTGATATGCCAACCTGCCATCGCTGCCATCTGAGGGTCTTCAAGCACTGGCAACAATTCAGCAATTTGATACCTGCGTTTCCTTGCCCAAATTGGAGTTGCGTCAACTTCCTGCGGAGTTTCGATGGAAAAGAACGTATAATCTTGGCGTAAAAATTCTGGTTTCCAATCGCGCAAATCGTCCCAACATAGACCACAAAATCCGAATGTGGTATTTTCATGGACAACTTGTGCCACGATGTCATCGTGACCACTCCAACCACGGATGCACTTGGTAATTTCTTCGCGGAAAACTTTGGTTTTATTTTCTGCGTCTACTCCTTCAACTGGATACTTGGAGAAGGTGAGAGTTGTAGCCTGCTCGATGACTTGCCGAAAAGGAGGTTGAATTCGACTAACCATCGTGGACAAGAATCCAGTAGGACGATTAGAACGCCAATTTTGGCCCATGCTTTCCAGCTTCTTTGCAGCATATGGAGGCTCATTGTTGAGCTTCTTTTGGATCAGTTGATTTTTCCTATTCCTTTCGACATTTTGCTGTTTAAGCCTGCGATACGCAGAGTGCGCTTGCGCGGCATCTTTAAATGTTCGCTTAACCTGCAAAGTATCTTTATTGACAACATCATTATTCCCAGCAGTGGAATCAACAACATCCAAATCAAGAATGCGAGGTTTGTCATAAGCGTTAGTAATGCGAGGAGATTTTGTCGCATAGGTATCCGTTACTATTGCTGGCAATGGTTTTAATACGTCAGCCATAATTTATTTTTTATTTATTCAAATTGATCCAACAATCTTTAGGTGTATTTGATGCTGCTGACAATTGTTTTTTGAACATGAATACTGCACTGCGATTATCGTGTCGCATTACATTGCAACCTCCAAGTTTTACTGATGTCTCTGTATCTTTGCCATTTCTGATACTGGCAGACACACGTTCAGCAGCAGAAACGCATGAAGCACAACCCGATTTCCACGATTTATTTTCTGGACAAGCCTTGCAAACTTGCGCTCGTTGTTCAGCCAATTCGTCAGAAACAAGCAAATTTTTCTTGCCAGAATTCAAAATGTTTTTTGCCCAAACAGTGATGTCGTTTAACAAAGTTTGCTGACTTGTTTCTGGATGGACTGAAGTCACAACAACCATGTCAACTCCATGACAAAAATTAGGCCAGTTAGAACAGAGGTAACTGCTGACATCGCCCTCGACATCGCCAATTGGCAAATGATTTTCCGCACGATAATTTTGAACTGTTGTCAAAAGATTTTCATAAGAATGAGATGTCAATTTCACATCTCCTTCCATGTAGTGCCATCCACCGGGAGGTATCATTCCAATAATAGGTTTTGCCATAATTTTGTGTTCTTTAATTTAAATTTTAAAATCTTGCAAGCATAATTTATCTTTTATGATAAATAAAGCAAACAATCACCACTTAGTGCATCATATTTGATAAATAAATCAAACCACACTTGATTATACGCTAATTTTGATATGTTTCATTTATTCGCTAAAATCAATAAATTCTATTTTGTCAACGATGGATTGCATTCCGCGATCCATTAACCGAGGAGCTTCTTTTTTGTTTTCTACCATAGTCGCAGTTGATCCTGCTCGTTGCCTCATAAGAAATACCAGCATCGAAAGCGAGTCCAAAGCGTCAGGTGATGGTTGCCGTGTCCGCTTAACATAATCTTTTTTACTTTCTACGCGCACCATGCCTTTTCCTTTCTGCATATAACGCCTTCCAGTAGCTTGCCGAACAAGTTGATCGTTGCTGAACCCCGGTGATATTTTTAAATATTCAAACTCAAGATACTTGGACAAACCAAACAGCAATTCAGTTACAACTCCGTTGTAAAGCTCGCTCGCCTTCTGTGAATCATCACCTAGGATATGCGTGTCCGTTGCCGCCCAAGAATAGTTCACTCCAAGCACATCATCACCAAACAAAGTTTTTAACGAGTCATGGATGCCTGCACCATTGCCAGTTCGGTCAACGCATAACCAGTTCGGAGCAATCTTCATGTTCTTACAAAACTTGATGATGTTGTAAGTTTGCTCCAGCGTTGCCGCTTTCGGGAATGTCATCTGAGAATCAAGCTGCAATACTGTTCTCGGAGTCTTGAACGGAATAAACTGGCCGCTCATCGGTGTCCACCCGTCACAAAGGCCAAATCTTCCGAAAGAACAAACAACAGTGTCATTGCCTTCCAGTGCCAAGTCGAACGCTGCCAGAGGCACTACAGGCCCAATAAACCGCACGTTACCCATCGCGTTATCAACCATTGACGGAGTAATAATCGCCATGCTGATACCTTCCTGCGGGAACCAACCTCTCGCCATCGTAAAATATTCAGCGGTTCTGCCTTTCGCCTCGTATGCCGTGTAGCCTTCGTTGGTTTGCAAGCCGGGAAAAACAATTTTCTGCTCAATGACATTTTCGCATCGTGCGGCATCAAGGCGCAAGACGTGCCAACCATCGCGTGACTCCCATTCAAAGTCATCCTCGCAATCAACCGATCCCCAACCCCGCTCTGGTTCGCACCGCTTGCCAAACTCGCTTGTCCTATCTTTCGGGTTAGATGCAGCAAAAATTTTAATGCGTCCCTTTGCGCCTTCGGTATCAGCAGCGGACAAGATGTTTTGCAGACCCTCCCACACTCCAGCAGGAACTTCTTCCGCTTCGTCCAGCACAACATGAGTTCTGGACATCTGACCCCATGTCGGATGCGGCTTGCCTGATCTTGGACTTGGGTGGAAACCACGAAGAGTTCCCGTTCCGCTATCACCTTTCGGAATAGCTACAAGATGAATTCCGTTCTTAGAATCATTATTTGCTTGTATGCTTTTTACAAGCGTTTCACTACCATCAAATTCTGGACGAACCAATGCAGTTGTATAAAACTTTTTAATAGCAGCAAATACGTTGCGTTGAGCGTGTTCAGCAGTAAGTGAAACAACTTTAATGCAAGTGTAGTGAGGGTCACGCATCCAGTCCAGCAGAAACCATGCCGCTGCGCCAAATGTTTTTCCCATCGCTCCAGCACCTTGGATCAACAACTTGTCATGGTCAAACAAGCATCTCCATGTATCCATTGAGGATTGTGGTCGCCAATCATAAACCTGTTGACCCCACAAGACAGTTGCCGCCGCTTCAAACTGATCTTTGTTAAGCAGTTCGTTGACAAACTGCAATACAACATTTTTTGCAAACGGCAGGTCTACTTTAAAGTTGCCAGTTGTATTTGAAACATTTGTTATAATATACTTTGCGGCAAGCAATATCCCGCGATCTTCATCAGTCGCGTTATCAACCTCGGCACGAATTTTTTCTGCCAAGGCAATTGCGTTTTTAACATCTGCTGTCAAATTAGTTCTGGCAATTTTCGTTCGTGAACCATTTCGTTTATAACCTTGCGAACATGATGCAATGTATCATTGCAGCAAAACTTTCGCTCGCCAGTTTCTTCGTCAATGTAATGCGTGAATTCGCCAGTATGGTAACGCACCGCTGACCGAAGCTCCTGATCAATATCGTTCAGTGTCAATAGCGCATCCAATCCAGCACAAGCGTATTTAAAATCCCACTCCTGCTCTGGCAGGTTAAATTCAAGAGTTGCTTTTGCTTCCATTTTCAATCCTCCCGTCTGCTAACCAAATT